TTCTTGTGTTAGCCTGTAATTTGTTTAATACGATAGTTAGTTCAGGAGCATAAAAGATAGTTCCGTTCTGTACGTTTGCATTAACATTCTCAACTAATTGAGAAGTGCCTTTTACAAGTTCATACTTAAAGAACTTCTTGCCAGATGCTTTTACAAGAGCAGTAATTACACCACTCGCCTCTGTTGTAGAGGTAACATCTCCTGCTGCCATAAAATAAACTTCGGTTATACCACCTAAACTGTCTTTACAGTCTAAGGTATAATTTTGAGTTAAAGCACAAGCCATTGTTATTGAATTAAATTAGTTTGAAAAAATTGGGGGGCATATTTCAACCCCCCTATAAATTATGCAAGGATAAACTTCACTGCTTCGTCAGGGAAGGCAATGTTTACACCCATCTTAAACTCAGATACAAAACGTACTTGGTCAGCTTCTTTTGCATAGAAAATCTCAAACTTCTCTTCTTCGTTCAATAAGTCTGTACCTAAGAACAAGTTAGATAAACGCATAGCGTAAACCTTGTTAGTTCCGTTAAGACCTGCAACAGCTACAACTTTGATTGTAGTGCCCGGAAGTACAAATTCGCTATCAGCTTTTACATCAATTTGGTAATTGAAGCTACCGCTATTTTTAAGAGCAATAGTGTAAGTACGGAATAAATCTTGACCACAGAAGATAGTCATATCGTCAGCAGCTACAACTTTTGCAGGAATTGCTTGGTAAACACCATCAAAGATAGAGATTACGTTTGCAGAAGTAATAGAGCTTAAAGGAGCACCACTAATAAAAGTAGAAGCGTTTGCAGCAACAACACCAGAAGCAGCACCGATTAACTTAACAAGACCATCGAACTTGTTTAAGTTTACGTTTACACTTGTAGTGTCACCTTGCCATAAAGAAGTCTCTAATTGAGCAGCAATAGTCTTAGCTTTCTTTTCGCTATACTCTTGCTCAAAAGGAATACTGTCATACATAGAACCGGTAGGTAAAGCTTTTTGTAAATACTTAGCTTCTAAGTCCTTAGGGCAAAGAGCTTCGTTTACTTTAATTTTACCCGGAGTTACAGTACGCTGAGTAAAGGTAGTAGAACCAGAAGCATTAAAGCCACATGAAGCACCATCTTGGAAGATAGCGTCAGTTTCCATAATGTTGATTTTTTCGCTTGACTTTACGCCAACCATAACGTTTCCTGCACTCTTAATAAGAGACGCAGTTTTTGCACCCAATACAGATGAAGTTACAAGTAGAGCTTCGTTTTCTTTTGTATAGTTTGCTAATGCAGATACATCAAATCCCATTTTATTTTATTTTTATTTGTTTAATAAAGCGTTTCTAAATTTTTCAATTCTATCGTACTTCATAGAGTGAGTTGTTACGTTAGAAGAGAAGTTTTGTTTCGGCTGCGCAATAGGTTCAGCGTTAGGTGTCTTAGTAAGTGCTTCTATAAGTTCAGCTACTTGACTAAAACCATTCTTAACTTTTGCCTCTAATTGTGCTACTTGTGTTTTAAGATTTTCATTTTCAGCTACTAAACTTGCGATTTCGTCAGCCATCTTCTCATCCATTTTCTTACCCATTTCAGCAGGTGTTTCGTCAGCTTCTTTTGCTTCTGCTTCTGGTGTTTCAATAGATAAGATTTTAGCGGCTTCGTCTAATACGATTTTAGTGCCGTCTGCTAATTGGTGTTCGCCCATAGGAGCAGGTGTTCCGTCTGCTAGGGTAACTTGACCACCGATAGCTAATTCGCTAATCATAACCTTTGTTCCGTCCATAAGGCTATATTCTGCGAATGTAACAGGTACTTCTTCGATAGGTGCTTCAACAGGAGCAGGTGCTTCTACTTGTGGCATATCTTCGAACAAAGCCCTAATTTGCATAATTGCATCTTTTGCGTTCATCATTCTTTTTGTTTAAATATTAATAAAAGATTTAGTTTATCATTTAACCCGTTGCAATATTTCCTTTATTGCATTCATAAGTTCTTGTTCTTTGCTTGGCTTAGTCTTGTAAGTAAATAAACCCTCTACGCTAAACCCTTTGAATTTGCCCTCTTTAACGTCGTTCCAAACACCCTCATTGTCTACCTTAAAGCTACCGAACCAGCTTCCATCAGGAGCATCTTCAAAACCCTTCATTGGTTGTATGCCTCTACTCTTATCTGTAATAAAGCTCTCAAACATTGTTACCCCTTCTACCTGAGCATCAGGAGAATGCATTAAGTTTACGTTTGATTGGTAGCCTTTTTTGAAAAACTTTTGAGCAATCTTAAAAATAGTATCCTTAGAGAACACCACATAATAATCGCCATAAGTAGCGTCACTGCGAAAAATAGGTACATCAGCCAACATAAGAGGTCCAGAGATAATGCGCTTATCTTCGCTAACCACTTCAAAGCGTTGTTGGTTCTTAAAAGCATTCCAATTCTTTTGTATAGCCGGTCTGTCTACGAGTGCAACGTAATCTACTTCTGCATCGTCATTCATATCCTCGCTAATGTCTAATAAATAAACAGGTAAATCCATATCTTTAAATATTAAGTGTTTTAAATTGTTATCATTTAACCAAACCTTGCCCTTTGCTGAATAGCTGCAATCCTTTGTTGGTTACTCGTTACATCGTTTTCTACAACGTAAGCTCTAACGGCTTGGTTGCCTATTGCGTTAATTGTCTGATTGCTAAGTGTAGTTGTTTGAGGTTGAGGGGGTTGTAATGGCGCGCCTGCTGAAACGCTTGGAGCAGAAGCTCCACCGCCTACTCCACCTGCTGAACCTCCACCTTTGAACTTTGCAATCGTTGTAGCTGCAATAGCTGCAATACCTGCACCTGCTCTTATTTTTGCACCTAAAATATATTTTGCTTTAATTAAAGCACCACCATCTGGTAATAAACTCCACGTTGGGTTAGCTCCATACGCTGAAATTTCTCTTTGTGTATCTACAACAATTTTAGCGATAGCTAAGGCTTTATCAATTACAAAAATAGCATTTGCTATCTTTTCGTTTTGACCTGCTAGGCTAGATAATAAATTAAGCCCGGCAGATGCTGCTTCAAATTTTGCATTTTGCAAAAATATGTCAGCTTCTAGTTCTGCTTTTCTTGCATCTTCTTTTAATTGTTGGTCTTTTAATATACCTTGTAAAGTATAATTAGTAAGCTTACCTAAGAATTCTATTTGGTCATTAAATTTCTTATTGTTTGCTTCCTTTTGTTTTAATCTTTCCTCTTCGTCTAATGCTGCAAGTTCTTTTTGAGTTAAGATTTTTGCGTTTTTTGCATCTTTTTTTCTCTTATCATATTCAGCTAGTAAATCATCTGTTAGCTTCTTTTCTTTTGCAAGTTCATTTTCAATCCTTGTTGATTGTGCTTCTGCTGCTTCGTTTGCTGCTGCGTTATCAATAGCTTTTATAGATAATTGATAACCTGCTCTTTTATTCTTTAATTCAGCTAATGATTTGTCAATAGCAGCTATTGTCTCTTTACCTTTTTTCTCTGCTTCTACCGGGTCAAATACTAAACCTGCTATGCCACCAGAAAACTTCTCTTCTAATTTGAAATCTTTACCTAATACCTTTCCTACCTGGTCAACAGTAGTTAAGATAAGTGATAAAGGAGCAAATAAAAATCTAACAATGCCCTGTAAGATTTCCTTGTTTCTTTTCTCAGCTTCTAACTGAGCTTTTACAACTACTTTTTGTTGTGCTAACTGCTGCTCAGTTGCTTTAATTACCTCATCAGTTTGTTTAATTTTAATTCCTAAAATCTCCTTTTCTGATTTGCCTTGCAGCTTTAAAATATTATCTTGGCTATCAATAGCTGATAACTTCTCTTGTTGAGCCTTTACATTCTTATTTGTTTCCTCTGTTAGCTTCTTTTGTTCTACACTTACACCGCTTACTGCTGCTTTAATCTCATCCCAATAAGCAACTATTGCCCCTAATGCTAATACTAATAAACCAATGCCACTTGAACCGATTGCAGCTTTAATACCCTTGAAGGCATCAATAGCAACAGTTTTAACATTCTTAAACGCGTCTCCTAAATCTCCTAATTGTTCAAGTCCTTGTGATAGTGCAAGAGCTGACTGCACTTTTGCTAATGTCTTTTGTACGTCTTCGCCTTCTGCACCAAGTAAACCTAATGCTCCCTGCACCGCAGCAAAGCCACCAGCTACTGAGCTAAGTGTTTGAGAAAAAGCCTTAAACTTAGTATCTGGGTTAAAGGCATCAATTAAGTTTTTAGAGTCACCGATTGCGTCTTTTAGTTCAGATGCTCTCTTAGCTGCTGCTACTGCTTGTTCCGATGTAGCACCAAACTTTTCAGATAAAGCCTGTACCTCTGCCGTTGCTTGTCTTAACTGCGTTTTTAACGAGCCTAAGGCTTGTTCTGTGTTGCCGCCTACTGTTATATTTATACCTACGTTCTCTTGTGCCATTAGTATTGTGTTTCTATTACTTTAAGAAATGATAGTTTAGTAGTATTGTATTCCATAGGGTTGAAGTTCTCAACTTTATTAAGTCTAAATAATACCCCGTCTATAAATACATACTTACTAAAATCTAAGTTGAAAATGTCTATAATATCAAGTAAACCAAAGCAGGTTAATAGTTTACTATCCTTGCTTGTTATCTCTGCAATATAAGGACTATGATAAGCATTAAATACGTTTGTGCTTGGGTATCTATTAGGATTAAATTGTAGCTCTTTTGGTGCGCCAAAGTTTATATCGTTATTAGGGTTAATTGGGTCATCTAAGTGTCCGGCATAACCATAGCTTGTATAAGATGCTAAAACAGTTGCTCCATTCATTATGTTCCAACTACTAACTTCTGTTATTTTTTTAACCTGCATAATTCTTATTATGCTATCCATTCTGTCCTCTGCGTTATTCGTGTTGGACTTCTTATAGATTGCAGGGAACACTTTGTCTTGTCCTGTTGCTTGGTACAATGTAGAAGCAGCAAATATAACTTCTAAGGTGTCGGTTTCTTTTACAAAGTCAAACTCAGTATCATAAATAAAATCTCCATATCCTTCTGTGTACTTCTTGCGATAGTTTTCGCCATAGAAATCATTATCAGGCTTGAACTTGTAGTTATAGTAACGAGCATTAATCTCACTCATTGGCTTAATACTAAAAGGCTTTGCTCTATCTATTTTGTTAGTCCAATCTTCTGCATTAGCCGATACCTCAGGATAGAAGTCCACATACGGACTAATAACCAGCTCCTTGTCGTTAAACTTATTCTCATAAACGTAAAGGTTAAACATCTTAACTATACTCAAAAAGAAATCTCTTTGAAATATACCTCTTGGTATTGTTTCGTTAATCTTAATATTTTCTCCTAAATTAATTTGTACTAATGTAGGCTTTGCAGTTGTGATAGTTAAGTTACCTGTAAATATTTCAACTTCCATTAATGTACCAAGTATCTCAACCTGTATATAATCTGTATTAACAAAAGTTATATTATCTACTGTGAAATCACAAGCTATAATTCTTCTAATACTTGCATCAAAATCTTGACTACCTATTGGAACTCCATTTTTTCTTAATATAACAGAAAAGTTAGAGTTAGAAGGATTGAATGAATTTACAAAACCGCTTAACGTTACTCTTATACTTGTGCTGATACTAGAACCTGTATAAGTAAATACTTCTCCAAAGGCATCTGCCGTAAAGCTACCTGCCGTTGTTATAGTATATCTGACATAAGGTTCGCTTGTTAAGTTCATTGTCCTGTTATTAGCAGTAGCACTAAAACTTGTATTATTAGAAGCCGTTATGTTTGTCTGGTTATGCGGTATAATCAAGCGGTTAAATAAAGCCGTATTAAAGAACGAGCAATCAAATGTATAATCTGTTCCGGCAAATATCTTTTGTATATACTCCTTAACATATAAAGCCGGTCTAAACGTTGTATATTGAAAGTCCTTTTTAGCTACCCCATTAACTCCTGTGCTAACATTTCCGTAATCAATAAGCGGATAGTAGTAACCAGAGCCTCCGGCATTATCCCAACTAGAACTAATATTAGCCACGCTATAAGTATGGTTGTAAGCACTAAAATCTAAATCTTCTAAACGTCTATTTCCTAGCTGATTAATAAAACCGCCAAGCTCTCCTACTACGCTACATTGGTATTCAATAGTTTCTTTGTCTATAACTATTTCCAATATTCGTAAAGTGCCCTTAAATATCTGTACCTTATCAATAAAGATTTTGCAGTTAGCTTGTTTAGTTACGTTGAAATTATAGCCAACGTTCGGAAGCGTGTTGTCTGTGAAGTTAGCATTGTTAAGTTCGAAGATGTAACCAAAGACAAGGTTGTTGTTTGCCGTTCCCGGTATGCTAATTGTTTTGCTATAAGAAGTATTGCGGCTACCAAACTCACTTACATCATCAATGGCATAAGTGAACTCAGTAGATATATCCTGCAATAAATCAATCTTCTGCTCTTCTATGTATATCTCTGTGCTAATCATTATCTGAATTGGCTTGTTAAGTATTTGCCTACTTCTACTTCAATTTCAAAGTTAAATAGTTTGTCTGCGCTTTCTAGCTTATACTCGTAGTTTGTTGTGGTTATGGTAACAGGGAAGTATGCACCAAGAACCTCCATATATACAATAGGACTTGATACAAGCTGAGCCAACCACGAATAGTCCTGTTCGCTAACCCAATCAGAAGTAAGCCTATATTTATCTTTATGCTGAATAGCATAGTTAAAAGTCGTTTCGTTATATCTGTTATATCCATCTATGTTTGTCATTTGTCCTCCTACAAGCTGCCAATCGCTGCGCCTGTATGATGCTCTTTGATACTCGCTTGACCTTCTATTTACAAGGGCAAACTTCTTTGTGTCCCAACCGCCTAATCTATTTAGGAACTCTAAATTAAATTGCTGGTATTTAGGATAGCATTTATGTCTTATTTTAATAACCCTTGTCTGTGCGCCACCTCTTTTTAAATAGAAGTTATAGCCGTAGGTATCTTCGTTAATAATCGTGCCAGAAGCAAATGCGTTAATATGTCCGGCTTGTAGGTTAAACATATTGAACTGACCGCTTAGGGTTATGTTGCCCGATACTGTATTTATTACTGCTTCATTTTGTCCTACTACTTCAACCCAAGCAGAATAGCCGCCTGTTGATATGCGAAGGAACGTAATGTAAAAGTTATCTCCGTATTCTAGCGTTATCATGTCTGTATCTCTCTCAGTCAAAAAGTCATCAGTAAAGTTTTCTAATAGTAAATTATCGTAATAGTCAGATAACACTAACGGGGTCTGGTTCTTTGTC